TCACAGAAAATCGACGGAGGTTATGGTACTGTCTTCATTTATATGGATTTCCTGAATGATAGACCGCCAGAACGCTCTGCGGTTTTCTTGTGATAATTGATCATACATTGTTCTAAAGTCTGTATTCAACAGTTCTTCAAGATAGCTGTAGTTTGGAGCAGGTTCCGGAAGAACGCTCTGTAGATCATTCAACTCACTTTCGACGCGTCCATACTCTTCGTTGTAATAATCCCATTCAATTCGTCCCTTCTGGAATAGAAAATTAAGACGGTCCAATTCTTTTCTTAACTTCTCGGGGGACTGCTTTTTCTTTTGCTTCTCTTTCTCTTTTTCGATTTTCTCGCACTTTACTTTATAATTTTTATATTCATCCTCTAAGTTATCAAGTAGATAATTCTCAACGAGGTTCTGGCTCAATCTGTGTCTGTAAGAACATATGTGATCGATCATAGCTCTGTTGCATCGGTAATAGCAGTAAGTTCTTTTGGCACCAGTTTTCCTGTTTATGATGGACGAACACCCGGTACCGCATAGCTTTTGACCGCACACGGGACATCGAATCATTCCTGCAAACAGATAGATGCGGCCAGAAGGCGTAGCTTTAACATTTCGCTTTTGTATCTTCTGCAATTTGTTCCACTCATCTTCAGTAAGATATGCAGGGCAGTAAGGGAATCCTCGATAGGTGCCCTTGTAGAATTCGCTGGAAAGAAGCGTCCTCATGATTCCGAAACTGAAATCAGGATCATAGGTTTCTTGTATGTATCTGAGAGTGGCACATTTATTCTGATGTTTAAAGAAATATTCATAAAAGGCATTCACGACATGTTCTCGATCAGGATCCTTTATCATTCGCTTTTGTCCATCAACGATACCTGACTTATAGCCGTATCCCATATTTACATCGCCGAAAATTAATTTTCCGCTTCTGATAGATGCCTCATTCACAAATTTGATACGTTCACTGGTCGTATCGACTTCGTTCTGACCAATGGACAGAACTACATTAAGCTGCAGCCTCCCATCTCTGGTTTCCATATTAATGCCTGGTTCACTGGTACTGATCCAGCGGACGTTGTGACTGTCAAGAATATCCTGCACCTTATAGAAATCAGATAGATTACGAAACCATCTATCGATACGCCAGAAGATTATAACATCGATCTTCCCGGCTTCTACGTCTTTTATTAGAGAATGTATAGCCTTACGCTTTTTAAGCTCTTTACGGGCGGTTTTCCCTTCATCAGCATATATGCCAACGATGGCCATATTGTGTTCTCGGGCATAATTTGTAAGATATTCTTTTTGTGCTTCAAGCGATTTGCCGTGCATCATTTGCTCGGTAGTGGATACACGGATATAGATTGCACAGCGTTCAACTTTAGTTGTCATATCATATCACCTTTCCTTTTTTATGTTACGCAAAAATGGGTACAAAAATAACACCTATACAGGTGCTGGAAATTTGTGGTACAATATCATTGCCGATGATTATTGTACGTGCTTCAGCATTGTATAGTACTTATCAAAGAGTCCTGGTGTTGGTAGCACCGGGGCTTTTTATTTTATTTCAAATTATTTTTCTTTAACTTCATAAGATGCTGATTTGTATGTGACGTAAGAGTTGTCAGGAGAATCACCATCATACTGAAGAACTTCTACAAGATGAGTACCTACTGAAAGTGACTGATCTTGCAGATCAAGAGATACTTGACTGTCTGCAAGCTGCTCTTTTGAAACAAGCATACCATCAATATAGATGAAAGACAGCTTTGAACCGTCAAATTCAGTTGAATCCAGTTCAATCTGATCCAGCATTGTATCCGCTGATTCATAAATAACTGGAACATTACCATTTTCTGAAGTTCCGCCGGCAGTTGCAATTATGATACTTCCACTTCCAGTATCCTGATAATCTCCATCAGGTAAATCTTTTGTTGCGGTTTCTTTTGTAGTATTGTCTTTTGCAGTAGATTCATCCGATGAAGAATCATCCTTGCTTTCTTTTGTTGTCTGCTCTGTTGATTTAGATGATTTATCATCAGAGGAAGAAGATCCACCACCACAAGCTGATAATGAAAGTGCCATAGTTCCAGCAATCATCATTGCTACAATTTTCTTTTTCATATGTTTTTCCTTTCGTGTTATTTGTTTCAAAATGTTTCGTTTCGTATTTTCCAGAGTTTATTTATTCAATCAGTATCTCCGCCATACAAATACTTTCGTATCAAGAGGGCAGTGTATTTATGGTTAGAGATACTGGATGAATCGTTATTATATTAAAATTTAATTGCCTAAAATTGCCAGCGTAATAAAGTGTAAATTAAACATAATAACAGCATAAAAATTCTTCTTGCTAAAATAATGTTTGAACATGAATTATCTGTTCGGCAGGTGTCCGTACTTACTGGTGTTCCTCCGTCTACTATCGAGAAAACAATGAGAGAGGATAGCAACCCGACTATACGAACATTGCACAAAATATCAAAAGGCTTAAAAATTCCAATCACCGATTTGTTCTCTGTCGATGATTGAAAAAGTGTATACTATAGTGTACGATTGTTCCGTTCTACTTCATTTCAGTAAAGCGTTGGTATATAATGTAAATATACACATTGAGAACAAATGTTCGAAAAATATTGATTTCATCATTTACATGGTGTATATTTTATGTAAAGGAATTTCGAACAACTGTTCTGCTACACGAGGGCGGAGGTGCGTACATATGAAGAAGGTATCTAAAGACTTTGTTATTGAGTGGGTGCAGAGGATACCGGACGAAGATGAAAAATTCTTACGTCAGCTCTACACCATCATAAAAAAGCATTTAGAGAGAACGGGAAAGCATTAGCTTTCCTTTTCTTTTTGCAAATTCTCCACGAGTTTCGCACTAAATTCCCGGATCACTTCTTGAGATTTCGGAGATAATTCATCGAATGTCCTCATGATCTCCTGGATTATATTATAAAAAGGATCATTGTCAGCATCCAACAGGCTGGATACAAACGCAGCCTTTTCATCTTCTTCGGGAAGTTCTTCAAACATTTCTCCATTGCCATTTCGCAACCAATCCTCATTTACATGAAAAGTTTTACATATAAGGGAAATAACCGCATCGATAGGTTCATTACGTCCAATTTCGTAATTGGCAACAGCTCCACGCTTGATATTTAATTTATCAGCGAAGTCTTGCTGGGTAAAACCAAGTTGTTTTCTCAATGCTTTGATGCGTTCGTTCATTATCGCACCTCCTTCCGTTTCTGGATTCATCATATCACAGTGTAATTTATAATTCAATAGAAAAATGTAACATTGTTGCAAAATAAGGATTGACATATGCAACAAAAAGACATATAATTGCAACATAAACACAAACGAGCAGAGACGAAAGGAGTGATGATATGGATTCAAAAGAATATAAGGAAACGATGAAGAAAATTGAAGAAGCTAAAAAAATGAATAAAGAAGCACACAAGCTAAGCCTTCAGGCAGAGGCTTTATCGGTAATCGCTTTGGTGATAAATTTTATAGCTATGCTTATTCATATAATTAAGTAATCGCCTGAACGACTATAGCAACGATGCTAAGTACGATGGAAATCACAGCAACAATTTTGGAGAAAAGGGCTTCTCGTTTTGCGGATTTAGCTTCTTCTTCGGCACGCTCAGCAGCTTTCTTTGCAAGTTCAGCTTGCTCTTTAGAAGCTTCAGCCTGTTTTTCTGCACTATCAGCAATTGACTGAAGAGTTTCGAGTTGCGCTTCGAAAGGTGATTTTACATCATCAGCCATTTGTTTGAAGATAGATTTTTCATAAGTAATAGGTTGATAACTTAATGCGAGGGATTGGGGTTTATGCTGCTTGGAAAGAATTTGATAGACATCAGTCATTTTTTTGAAATTATCATTACTCATAATAAGGACCTCCGATTATTAGCCGTTGAAAAGATTATAGCACAGAAATCAAACAAGGTTAAAAGCAAATAGCCGAAACGGTCAGAAATGACCGTCACACCGGGAATGACCGCCCGGTGTCTGATGATGGCAGGTCAGGAAGGAAGTGGAAAACATGAGTGAAGAACAGAAGAAGTTGATCACTGAGGTGGTTGGAAACATGAAGCATATGGACAAAGAAAGTTTGCTGCTGATGAAAAGCAATGCAGAGGTTCTCAAAGCCAGAGACTTGATGGATAAACCGGAGGTAACTGCGGGGACAGAGAAAGAAGGTAATTAAAATGAACGAATTATTAAAAATTAATTATGAAGCAGAACAGCCAACGGTATCGGCAAGAGATTTGCATGAAGCTCTTGGAGTGGCATCAAGATTCAGCCGATGGTTCGATTCCAACAAAGAGTTGTTTGTAGAGGGTGAAGATTATAACAAGTGTACATCGAGTACGGTTGTAAATAACGGTGCAAGAAGAGAACTTGAAGACTATTCAATGTCTGTACTAATGGCGAAACACATTTGTTTAATGAGCCGAACCGAAAAAGGAAAAAGATGTAGAGATTATCTTATTGATCTTGAGAAAGCCTGGAACACACCGGAGCAGATCATGGCAAGAGCCTTAAAGATGGCGAACCGTTCGATCGAGTCTTTGAAAGGCAGATGTAAATTCCTTGGTGAGCAGGTAGTTGAACAACAGCAGATCATCACAGAACTGCAACCTAAAGCCAATTATGTGGATATGATTCTACAGTCAAAGTCTCTGGTAACTATTACACAGATCGCCAAAGACTATGGAATGAGCGGGAGAAAACTGAACAAGATTCTTAAGGAATTGAAGATTCAGTATAAGGTCGGCGGGCAGTGGGTGCTGTACTCAAAATATCAGAATGGTGGATATGTGCATAGCCGGACCATTGATATTACAAGAACTGATGGCAGAGCAGATGTCACGATGCAGACAGAATGGACACAGAAAGGCAGACTTTTCTTATATGAGGAACTGAAAAAGCACGGATATGTTCCGGTGATTGAACAGGCTGCGTGATGATTACTTATTTGCAACAGATGATTCAGGTTCAGAGAAAGGAGAGTGATGGAATGGTTAGAGCGGATGGTCCTAAAAGTGTAAGGGTAATCAGTGTGATCGAAGTAAAAGCAAATAGAGGTCTTGGAATAGAAAAAGACCCAGTACGTGTGGTAACTCAGTACTGGGATATGAAGGGAAATCTTCTTGCTGAAAGAGATCCAGACCCGCAATTGCTTTCCGATCAGGTTATATGGGAGTCAAAGCGATTGCAGAATATTATTGAGAACCACTCGAAAAATGACAGGAACGTGATGTCACGTGACGGTCACGCAACAGAATAAGATAAAGAATAAGAATAAGATAAAGAATAGAAGTACTATATAGTGCCTTTTATTCCATCTGTTTTCAGCAACAAGTACAAACAGTGATGCATAAACATAACCAAGGAGATAGAAAGCAGGTGGCGAGTATGAAACCGGATATGGAAAAAATCATTGAGGTGTTGATATCTCTTCTGGAAGAACAGGAAAAGGTGGAAATCACCTACACTATTGAGAAAACCGCTTAGGCGGTAGAAAGGAGTGGACAAGCAGTATGAACTTAAAACCGGAAACACCACTGGTGGCGAAGCTGCAGATCAAGCGCCTGGAAGATGAATGTGAAAATTTAAGACTGTGGCGTTGGAGATTAACTATTGCGATAGAGCTGATACTGATCACGGTATTAGGAGCGTGTGTGATCAACTTTTATGCAATCAGGTGAAGGGGGTGAGAACATTGCAAGAAATTAAAAAAGAGCACCCGTATAAGCCGGCAAGCTTCGGGCACTCAGATAAAAAACCAATTCAATTATAACAGAAAAAGGAGAAAAAACAAATGCGTAACGAAAAGAAATATGAATTAACATTATCCGATCTGCAGGTATACATAGGAATCGCATCATTTGAAGCACTTCCAAAAGATGCAACACCAGAAGTTGTGGATATGTATAACACAGTAGCTGCACGTATTTATGACAAAATCGCTAAACATTTGGATGGTTCAGATCCATTCCCAACGGACGAGTTAATTTATGCAAAAAAAATAAATAATTTTGTTGATGAGCTTGGAGAAGCTTGCGAACAGATTCTTCGAGCTGTAATGGAGTAATTGCTATGAGCGATATTTTTACAATTCATGATTTTGAAAATGAACAGCAGTGGCTGAAAGGCAGAATGAACGGGATCGGCGGCAGTGATGCGAGCGTGACCATTGGCAGAAATCCATATAAAAGCAATGTTGAGTTGTATGAAGAAAAGATTGGTAAGGCAGTACCAGAAGATATATCGGACAAGCCTTGTGTGATCTATGGGAATAAAGCAGAAGAACCGATTCGCGAGCTGTTCCAGGCTGATCATCCTGAGTATAAGGTTGATTACCATGAATTTCGGATTCTGCAGAGCAAGAAATACCCATTCATGCAAGCATCCTTGGACGGTGAGTTGACTGATCAGGATGGACGCAAGGGTATTTTGGAGATCAAGACAAGCAGCATCAATCAATCCATGCAGTATGCGAAATGGAAAGATCAGATTCCTGATAACTATTATGCTCAGATTCTTCATTATTTGCTGGTAACCGGTTGGGACTTTGTAGTATTGAGAGCTCGGTTGCGGTGCGACTGGTGGGATGATGTTGCCAGAGAAAGGGATTATCGCATCGACAGATGCAATGTAGAAGCTGATCTTGAGTATCTACTGGAAGCAGAGATGAGATTTTGGAAGTGTGTGGAAAATCGGAAGATGCCAGGTTGCATTCTTCCAGAAATATAGGAGGTATTTTAATATGCTTGAGTTAAGAATCATTAGTCCACAAGAGAACGGGTTTGTTCAGGAAATTGAGTGGAACAACGAAGAATTGAAAACAGCAATTGCCAAGAAGATGGAAGACTATAAGGGGCTGGTCTTTACAGAGGAAACAATCGCTGATGGTAAGAAAGACAGAGCTGATCTCAACAAACTCCGTGGAGCAATTGATAATGAGCGGAAACGTATCAAAAAGATGTGCATGGAGCCATATGACAAATTTGAAAAAGAAGTCAAAGAAGTTCTTGGACTGGTTGATGAACAGATTAATGCAATTGATGTTCAGATCAAAGAAGTCGAGCAGATCAAGAGAGAGGAAAAGAGAAAGACGGTTCAGGAACTGTTTGAATCTATCGGCTTCCAGAAGTTTGTGACACTTGAGATGATCTGGGATGAGAAGTGGTTGAATGCATCGGTATCACTGTCAAAAGTAGAAAATCAGATGAAAGAGACCATGTATAGAATTGGTGAAGACGTTGGAACGATCATCAGATTACCAGAATTTAGTTTTGAAGCCATGGAAGTCTATAAGAAGACATTGGATCTTACGCAGGCAATCAAGAAAGGACAGGAGCTGGCTGACATTCAGAAGAGAAAGGAAGAAGCGCTTGCCAGACAGAAAGCTGAGGAAGAGAGAAGAAAAGCAGAGGAAGCTGCTGCAGGAAAAGAGTCAGAGAATCCGGAAGATGCTGCGGATACTCATGATGCGCCTAAAAAAGCTGAGGAGAATGACTATACAAGAGTTGTTTCAGAACCGGTCATGAGAATAGATTTCCGTGTATGGGGAACTAAAGAACAGATTCTGGCATTACGTGATTACATGAAACAGAACAATTTAAAATTTGGAAAGGTGGAATAAAGCATGGCAGTAAATAACAGTCTGGCAAAAAAGCCAGTAAAAATGGGATTAACAGCATATCTGTCACAGGATGCTGTTAAGAAACAGATTAATAATGTGGTAGGTGGAAAGAACGGGACAAGATTTATTTCAAGTATTGTGTCTGCGACCCAGGCAACACCGGCATTGCAGGAATGTACGAATCCGAGTATCTTGTCTGCAGCACTTTTGGGAGAGGCGTTGAATCTTTCCCCTTCTCCGCAGCTTGGACAGTTTTATATGGTTCCGTTCGACAATAGGAAGAAAGGCTGTAAAGAAGCACAGTTCCAACTTGGATATAAAGGCTATATTCAGCTGGCGGAGCGTTCTGGATATTACAAAAAACTGAATGTGCTTGCTATTAAGGAAGGGGAATTGATCCGATACGATCCACTTGATGAAGAAATTGAAGTAGAGCTGATTGATGATGATGTGATCCGTGAAGAGACTCCGGCGATGGGATATTATGCCATGTTCGAATATGAAAATGGATTCCGGAAAACAATGTACTGGTCCAAAAAGAAAATGATGGCACATGCGGAAAAATATTCACCTGCATTCAGCAGAAATGGCGGAGCGAAGACTTTGGAACTTTTAGAGCAGGGCAAAATTCCGGAAAAGGATCTCTGGAAGTATTCTTCTTTCTGGTTCAAAGATTTTGATGGTATGGCATTAAAAACCATGCTTAGACAGCTGATCAGCAAGTGGGGAATCATGAGTATCGATCTGCAGAAGGCAATTGATAAAGACATGGCAGTTATTCAGGAAGATGGATCCGCAGACTATGTAGAAAATGCTGCAGACGAAATCGATAACGATAATGTTGTGGCAGAACAGGAGATTAAAGAGGTGCAGCCAGAAACGAAAGCACCGGATCCTGAGAAAGAATCAAATCAGAGAGAAGCATCCGATATTGAAGCGGAGTTTTTCAATAAATAACACAGGAGGTACATAAGCAATGAAACATGTAGATTTAGAAAAGTTTGCAAATGGAGCATTTTCTGCACAGGTGAACAGAGCCATTGAAGAGGTGACAGAGAACATCCAGAACCCTAACACGGATGCCGGTGCTACAAGAAAGATTACAGTCACAATTGCATTTAAACCGAATGCAGAGCGTAATTTTGTTGCTACCGGTGTACAGACGAAGACAACACTTGCACCGGCACTCGGAGCTGTTACTGCTTTCAGTATGGGCAAGAACCTGCAGACCGGCGAGGTAGAAGCAATTGAAATGGGTAACCAGATCCCGGGGCAGATGTCGGTAAATGATGTGCCGGGAGTTGTTCCTGAGAACGTAGTGGAAGTTGAAGGCAAGGCAGTGGATACAGATACAGGTGAAATTGTAGGCACTGCTGGAAGTAAAGTTGTAGATCTTAGAAGAAGAGAAGCGTAAGGAGGAAAAGTAAGATGATGGAAGGATTAAAAGAAGCATTACAGTATATTACAGGTTTGAAAGAAAAGAGCATGGAACCAAAGCTGGTAGAGATTGAAGGAAGAACCTATTGCACTGACAATGGTCTTACCAGATATCACAGATTCCCAATGGCGTCAGATATTGAGGTGAATACGCTGACAGCACTGGTGGATTATATCAAAGGAAAACCGGAAGAGTTAAGGGAATCTTCTATTATCCATGTGGTAAGTCCGACAAAGGTTCTGTTGTATTCCGGGCTGATTGATGAAAGAAACAGAGAGACTCTGATCGATGCCAGGGCGATTGTAAATGAGTTCTCGTTTGATAGCTATTACGATCAGGAACGTTTTCTGATCGAGCTGCAGGCAAACTTTGTAGAGACAGATGATCTCATTACGATCATGCAGGTTGCCGGTAATATTAAATCCGGAACAACTGCCAATTATTCAGATGACGGAGTATCTCAGAAGACAACGATTAAAACGGGCGTGGAGCTGGCCGATGTGATCGTACCAAATCCGGTCAAGCTGAGACCGTACCGTACATTTGCAGAAATCGAACAGCCGGAGAGTTCTTATGTATTCCGTATCAAGGATGCAGAACGGGGACCGGCATTTAAACTGGTAGAAGCTGATGGTGGTTTATGGAAGAATGCAGTTATGAAAAAGATCAAGGAATATCTGGAGTTTGAACTGAGTGAAGAATTGGAGAAACATAAGATCACAGTCATCGCTTAAGATTTGTACTTCCTTTTGGATTGTATCACGAATGTAACATATTGATTATGCAGTATTCCATGGGATAGATGATCATTTATTACTATCCCATGGAAAGAAAGGAGCAATGGATGAATTCTGTGACATTTCATGTTCCGGGAAAACCCCAGGGAAAAGCAAGGGCAAAGACGGTCAGAAATAAGCATACCGGAAATACGATGTCTTATACGCCGGAAACAGATCTGCTGTATGAAAATTACATCAAGGACCGGTTCCTGAATAAATGCAATGGAATGTTCCTGGAACGGGGCAAGCCGGTAACTCTTCGGATCGTGGCGAGATTTCTTCCGCCGAAGAGTACCAGTAAGAAACGTACAGCTCTTATGCTGGATGGAAAGGAACTTCCGCTTAAGAAGCCGGATATTGATAATATCGTAAAAGTTGTAGCAGATGCCTTGAACGGTGTTGCATACCATGATGATACACAGATCATTATGGTAGTGGCAAAGAAAGTCTATTCTTCGTTGGAAGGACTGGACGTTACTGTGGAAGAATATAAGGGATAGGAAAGAAGGTGCAGCATGGTGGAAGAGGCTGAGTTTCCAAAATGCAGGATATATCTTCCAACGGCAAGAAAATTACAATCTCGGAATATTAAGATACGCTATAAAACATTGCGAGATGTGTCTAATAGATTTATTTCCAGAAAAGATGTAAGAAAATACATTTTTGAACAGAAAGGAAAGAAATGTTATTTGTGCGGATCAGAAAAGGATCTGCAAATTGATCATATAATATCGGTTTACAAAGGTGCGAAAGAAATGATTTCTTGCGATATCATTAATTCATATGGAAATTTGATGCCGATATGCAGAAAATGTAACGCTCAAAAGAGTGTGGAGGAGCTATAGCGTGGCAGGACGACCAAAACAAGGAATAGATTATTCGGGTTGGTCGGTTGATATATTTGATGGTGATAAAAAGATAGATAAGCTTCTGGATGCAAAAGGTTGGAAGGGATTCGGGATCTACTTCTTTTTGTGTCAGAGAGCATATAAAGTAAATGGGTATTTCTATGAATGGGGCTATGACGACTGTGCAACTACAGCAAGAAAGATGGGCGGCGGCATCAGTTCCGGTACAGTGAAAGAAACTGTGGACTACTGCTTACAGGTGGATCTCTTTGACAAGAGGTTATTTGATGAGTGGGGAGTGCTTACCAGTAGAGGTATCCAACGGCGTTTCTGGACAGTGCTTTCGGAACGGCGGAATAAAACAGTATATAGCGAATATTGGCTTTTGAAACCCGAAGAATGCAAAGGCCTAGTTAAAGTCAGCCTTTTTCCAGATGTGCAACCGACAAATAGTTATTTGCAAGGTGCAAATGATGATGTGCAACCTATAAAGAATAGTAAAGTAAATAAAAAAGATAATACAGTATTTCAGTCTCCGGAACTTGAATCGGCTTTCCAAATGTATCTCCTTGTTCGAGAACATAACTATGGAGCGATTCTTCCGGAACAGGTACAGGCTCTGAGGGAGGATCTGTTGAGTTTGAGTAATAAGCCGGAGGAACAGATTGCTATCGTGAAGAAGGCAACTGCTGGTGGTTATAAGGAATTTCGGGGAATGAAGAAAGGAAAGAGGACATCACCAGCAAAGAAGAAGGACAACTTTAATAATTTTGATGGCAGATCTTATGATCAGGAGATGTATATGGGATTGATTGAAAAGTAGAAAGGAAGGATTATAATGGCGAAATTTAATATTGAGGTAGAATTGGACTGGGTGGATGGAGAAGACGGATATACAATTGATGAAGAAATCAAGGAGCAAGTTGTTAGTGGTATTAAGGATGCACTTCTAAAAAAAGCAACAACAGAAGCTGTGGAAGCAGTTGATGATAAAATCGCAGAAAAGATTCTTGAAGCGGAAGGAACGATACAGGCAACCGTAGACCAGTTCGTTGCGAATGTGTGTGAGGAGAAGATTGGAAAGATTATTATTCCGGAAAAGAAGAACACTTGGAGTGAAGAGGTGACGTATAAACCTCTGTCCGAGTATGTAGGAGAAAGGTTTGAATTGTTCCTTACAGAAAAGAGATACGATAGAGATGGATGCATTGCAAGCTATTCCAGTGATAGAAAATTATCAGCTGCCGATCTTCTTACGGGACAGTATCTGGAAAAGGAACTTGGAAAGAAGGTCGAAACCCTGATTGCAAGTGCTAAGAGGGAAGTAGAGGAATCTCTGATAAATTCGTTTGAGCAGAAACTGAAAGAGAACCTTGCGAAAGACACGATTGAGAGAATGAATATTCCGGAAGTGCTGAAAAGATTTAGTGAAATGGCTCTGGAAGAAAAATAGATGGAGAGAAAGCAATGTTAGTAGAGAAGAGCTCAAAAGAAGCATTGGAGTATTACATAAAAGGAAAACCTGTAACAGCACTCTGGATAGGTGAAGACGGCGGCATGAATGCAATGCCGTTGTCAGATATCCTTGATCGACCAGAGAATCACTTTCTGGTAGATGTGCCGGCAGTCGTAAATCCGGATTTTGAACAGGCTGTGCAAGAGATGACAGAAGCTGATCAGGTAGATCCAGACGATATTATCCAGGTAGCGCATGAAACGCAGGAAGGCATTACCCCCCCCAGAGAAGCCGGAGGAAAGGATGGAAGAAGAAAAGATAGATCTTCCGGCGGACAATATCGAAGATAAGAAAGAGAAGATCCGGAAACTGGTAGAGGAAGGATATACCAATCGTGAGATTGCTGATCGAACCGGTATTCCGTTCGGAACAGTCGGGTATCATGCAGCGAGATTCAGGAAGAAAGAAAAAGAACCTGCAGTAGACAATTCAGACCGGCACCTATGTAAGACTTGTAAGTTCCGGAGCAACCGGCCGACAGTGAATAGCTGTGATTATGCCGGACTTATGAACCACAGTCGTGGATGTAAGGTAGAGGAATGCACGAAGTATGAGAAAGGTGCGCGGATGAAAATGAAGGATGTGGAGGAATAGATCATGGAGAGATTAACACATAAAAGAGAGAACGGTATAAAGCGAGGGTACTGGTCCCCGAATAGGAAGCAGGAACTGGTGGATAGACTGGCGATGTATGAGGACAGGGAAGAGAAAGACAGATGGATTCCAATTAGTGAGCGTTTGCCTGAGGATGAAAGTTATATATTGGTATCGTTCGAGAATGCAACAATGCCGGATATTGCAAGGTATGAAGAAAATGATGAAGGCGGTACATTCTATCCGGGTGATGATGAAAAATCTTATTCAAGCTATGGAATATTTGTGAATGTCTGGATGCCACTGCCGGAGCCATACAGGGAGGAACAATGAAGATAATAATATTCATCATTATCGCCTGCACGCTCTTTGTTGCCTGGAGTTTATGCATTGTAGGAGCAAGTGCAGATGAACAATTGGAAATGATACATGCCAAGGATTTGGAGAGAAAGGAGAATGGCATGAATAATACATATGCACCAACGGAAAATAAAGAACAGGAAAAGATAAAGGTAGAGAGCATTGATACCATAGTGACTATGCACGGAGACAAGCCATATTACGAAAATAAGTATAGAGAAGTGGGTGATAAATGCTATCACATTGGGTATAGTTCTTATTATTTGGACGTTGCTCTTGAATATAGAAAGAAATATTTTGAGGTAGTAGAAAGAGAAAGTGACTGGATTCCATGCAGTGAACGGATACCTGAAGAGCCAAAAGAAAATCCGGTGTTTGATGGAAAATGTCTTGAAGTGTATTTGGTAACGACAAAATACGGAAGTAGCGACCAAGACAAAGTATATCCATTTAGAGCTTTTTGGAATGGAATTAATTTCACGGATGGATGTCGAATTTTGGATGTAATAGCCTGGATGCCGTTGCCGGAACCGTATAAGGAGAAAACAGAATGACAAATAGGGAATATATGATAAATCTATTGCTGGACGGTTTGGAATCACGCTTGAACCGAGTAAGCATTGATGATGGTGGTGCAAGCGAAGAAGCTATGATTTATTACAACATAAATTGTCCATATTATGCAGGTGATAAAAGAGCATATTGCCGAAAAGAAGGTAGTCTAGTATCAAGTAGAGAGGTATGCGTAGATTGTAAAGCACATTGGCTTGAACAGGAAGTTGATGAATAAAAACAAAACGACGAAGGAGCTGAGAAATGATTGGAAAGAGGAAGAAGTAGAAGACAGGTAAGACTGGATAGTCAGAAGCATTACAAAGGGTTGGAGGAGAACCATGATGCGAAGGCAAGTGAGAGATTCCATACACCAGCTTATCAGAGTTATTCGGTGGAGGATTACCTAAAGAAAATGGGAGTAGACATAACGAAGGGAGTAGATGCCGGTGGAGCAGAGACTGGAAGAAAACAATGTTAAGAATGAGAACAACCGGAAGAAGGAATATCTGAGAGGATACAGATCCAGTAGAAGACGTATCAACCGTATTGATGATGAAATTATCGAACTGAAAGAATTGGCTGCATCAGTGAAAGCAATTGATTATTCAGGTATGCCGCATGGTAGTGGAAACCAGAAGGATCTATCTGATGAGCTGGCAAGGATTGATTCGTTGGTAGAGAAACTTGGAACGGAAAAAGAAAGCTGTGTTGAATCATATGTTTCTATCGAGAAACAGATTAAGGAAATAAAGAATGAAGATGAAAATGATGTGTTGTTTTACCGATATGTAAAAGGCTTGAGGTTCTGGGAGATCGCAGAGAAAATGGATTGTAGTGAGCAGTGGGTACATAAATTGCATGGAAGAGCACTGGCACATTTGAGGTTGCCGACATAATTTATCTTTATTTGTCTTAGTTTATTGAAGTTTAGTATGTAAGTCTGGTATCCTTATACTGGAATTGATGAACAGCAGATGAAAGACATTAGTTCCCCCACAACCTAATAAAACCGAGAGAGGACACTTGGTGATGCCGGGTGTCTTTTTCGTGTTTTTTGATTCAATTAGGAATAAAACTTGTACATTTTGAAAAAAAATAGTATTATATAGTTATTAACAATAAAGTTTATGTTTACTAGGTGGAGGAAATCATGTCATTATCAAAAAATAAGAAAAGTCAAATTAAAGAGTATATTCTCGATAAAATCGGGGATAATGATGATGTGGTGGATAAAGTACAAAAGTGTTTCGAAATATCAGCCACAACAGTATATCGTTATTTAGATGAATTAATTAAAGACGGTGCTATCAAAAGGAAAAAGCGAGGAAAATATGTTCTATTGGAAAAACAGTATAACTTTTCTTATGAAAATGTTGGGCTAGAGGAAGATGTTATTTTTGCAAAAGATATACGTCCGATTTTATTGGAACAAAATTTACCTACGAATGTTATGAATATTTGGTATTACGCTTTTACAGAAATGTTTAATAATGCAATAGAGCATTCAGAATCAAAACGGATTCAATGTAGTTTATTTGTTAGTCGTTCAAACATAAATATGTTGATAAGAGATCAAGGAATAGGAATATTTAAGAAGATAAAAGAATATTATAATTATGAGACATTGGATGATGTAATTAGTGAATTATTTAAAGGAAAATTGACAACAGATAGTAAAAACCATACAGGAGAAGGCATCTTTTTTACATCACGTCTTATGGACATTTTTGTCGTTGTTTCAAGTAAAAAATATTTTACACATGATAATTATAAAGAAATTGTATCAACTTTAGATGAAGATGATGAACTGAATCAACTTATGAACAATGAAGGTACCGTTGTATGGATGAGGTTAGCTAACAGGAGCCATAAACAAATTAAAGAGGTATTTGATATGTTTAGTGATGGAAACAATGGATTTAATAAAACCAGTATTCCGATGAAAAATGTATTTGGAAATAATTTCCCTGTTTCACGATCACAAGCGAGAAGATTATACAATAGGTTTGATAGATTTGATGAAGTTGAATTGGATTTCAGAGGAGTGGACGAGATTGGACAAGCATTTGCGCATGAGTTATTTGTTAAATTTGCTTCATTGAAACCAGATATTAAAATCAAGGTTGTTAACGCGGGAAAAGAAGTTGAAAATATGATTAATCGAGTAAAAAATACAAAGTAATCGGATGGATATGTAGTTACAAGGCACCCTTCGGGGTGCTTTTATAATGCAAAAAAATCAGGAGGTGAGTCTGAGTGACAAAAAAACAGAAGAGATTTGTAGAAGAATACCTGATTGATCTGAATGCCACTCAGGCAGCAGTTCGAACAGGATATTCAGTTAAAACAGCAATGGAACAGGGATATCAACTACTTCAGAAAACTTCAGTTCAAGAAGCAATCGCAAAAGCAATGGCTGAGAGATCGAAGAGAGCAGGCATTAGTCAGGACAGAGTGATTCAGGAGCTGGCACGAATAGCATTTGTGAATCCGCAAAATGTAATAGATTCAGAAGATGCATCAGTAAAAGCAGATGCGACAGAAGATGATCTGGCGTGCATCCAGTCTGTAAAAGTTAAGACAATGGACGGAGCAAAGGGAAAATCGGTCGAAAGAGAAGTTCGTTTGAATGACAAGATGAAAGCTTTGGAGTTACTTGGTAAACATCTTGGAATGTTCAAGGACAAGCTGGAAGTTGATGCAGATATGGACCTGAACATCACGATTGATTATGGAGATAATGACAATGAAGAAAGTTAATATTTTAGGAACGTTATATAAGATATATTTTGATACGCCAGATGAAAAACTTCCAGAGGGTTGTGATGGATGTATGGATCAGAGTATTCATCAGATTAGGATTGCGAAGTTAGAATCCAGTAGAAACTCTTTAATGAATTTGAAAGAGTACAAGAAGAAGGTACTCAGGCATGAAATTATTCACGCGTTTCTGTACGAGTCTGGATTATGGAATAACAGTGGCGGTGCCGAAAGCTGGGGACGGAACGAGGAGATTACAGACTGGATTGCTATTCAGTCACCGAAACTTTTCAAAGCCTTTAAAGAAGCTGATTGCCTGTGAAAATAAATGTTCAAGCTAATCCATGCTTTAAAGAGGTTGACCGCAGTAAAAAACGCTACATCGTGATGAAAGGTTCTGCTGGTTCAGGAAAGAGTGTGGATACAGCGCAGAATTACATCCTGAGACTAATGAGAGACAAAGGAAGAAACCTTGTAGCCATGAGAAAGTCTGATATCACCAATCGAGACAGTACCTTTGCAGAACTAACAGGTTCTCTGTACAAGATGTTTGGAGATAAGGCCGATGCTTACTGGAAGATCAACAGAAGTCCATTAATGCTTACATGCAGACACAATGGCAACCAGATCATATTCAGGGGAATGAATGATGATAGACAACGTGAGAAGTTGAAATCTATTACATTCCCCAAAGGCAAGCTTACTGATGTATGGCTGGAAGAAGCTACAGAATTCACGCAAGCAGATCTGGAAATTATCGATGACCGTTTGCGTGGCGAGCTTCCACCAGATCAATTTTATCAAATTCGGATGACCTTCAACCCGGTGAATAAGAATCATTGGATCAAGAAGGTCTTTTTTGATATTCCCGATCCAAACGTACTTACCCATCATTCGACCTATCTCGGTAATCGGTTCATTGATAATGCGTACCGTGAACGAATGGAACGTAGAAAGATTGTGGATCCAGAAGGCTATCAGATCTATGGTCTTGGAGAATGGGGCGAGATTGGGGGATTGATTCTTCACAACTGGGAAGTCCGGGAAGTATCACAGAATCTCAACGATTACGATGATGTAGCTATTGGACAAGACTTTGGTTTCAATCATGCCGATGCAATATTGCTGGTTGGAATCAAGGATGAAGATATCTATATCATCGATGAAATATATGAGCATGAGAAAGAAACCGCTGAAATTATACCAATAGCCATACAGCACGGCATACCTGCGAAGAAAATAATGTGGTGTGACAGTGCTGAACCTGACAGAATCAAGGAGTGGAACAAGGCGGGATACAGGGCAAGAGGTGTTGACAAAGGCGGTTCAAAAGGCTCAGTAAATGCACAAATCGATTGGCTGAAAGGTTCGGTTGGTAAGGACCATACTATCAAGCGTAAGATCTATGTTGCACCTCATTGTGTTAACACGATCAAAGAGCTACAGCAATGGAAGTGGAAGAAGGATGAAAGGACGGGGGAATACCTGGACGATCCGGTTCCAGTTATGGATGATGCAATGGCAGCACTGAGATATGCAATAGAAGGATGGCGTAAGGCTAGTAGATGGCTGATGTAAAAAGAATAATGACAATTGACGGACGGCGTGCACAGCACCAGCGGTTTTCAGAGTCTTAGGGCGGGCTCAATCTTTTTCCGTTAAGAAACTTGCATCGTCGCGGATGCAACCTCCTTTCACGGTCACAACTGGTGGTCGGTTATGGTGCTGGCAGGACTGTCATTTAGATAAATACAGGGCTTATAGCTCAGTGGTAGAGCAGTGGTCTTTTAAGCCATGTGTCACAGGTTCGATTCCTGTTAAGTCCTATTGATTAATCGAAGAAGGAAGGTGTAAAGGTTGCTGAGTGTATCAGAGGTACAGAAATTTATAGATAATGATATTGTATCAGAGAAGAAAAAGTTTGCCGGTGTTGGTCAAAGATACTACGAAGGCGAACACGACATAAGAAAATATAGATTATTCTACTACAATGCTGATGGAAAACTGATAGAAGACAAGGTGCGGTCGAATGTTAAGATCAGTCACCCGTTCTTTACTGAGCTTTCGGATCAACTGTCAGCCTATATGCTTTCGTTTGATGAAAACCCAATGGTTGCCAAGGATACGGCGGAAGGGTTACAGGAGCATCTGGATAACTATTTTGATGATGAGTTCTGGTCAGAGATTGGCGATGTGATCATAGGAGCATACACGAAGGGATTCGAGTATCTGTTCGCATATAAGAATGCCGATGATCGGCTTACATTTATGTGTGCAGACAGCATGGGCGTAGTAGAGTGCAGAGAAAAGGATACTTCAGATCATAAGCGATACATTATATATCATTATGTGGACCGTATAGAACAGGGAAAGAAAGTAATCCGAAAGATTCAGGTATGGTCTGAAACAGAAACATTTTATTATATTCAGGATGGTTTGAATGGAAAGATTGTTCAGGATGAATCTGAACCGGTGAATCCAAGACCACACATCGTATTTACTGATCAGAAGACAGGTAAGAAGATGGGGTGTTCGCTGGGATATATCCCGTTCTGGCGATTGGATTACAACAAAAAGCAGTTTAGTGGATTGAAACCAATCAAGGGCCTGATAGATGATTATGACATCATGCAGTGCGGATTATCTAATAATCTAAAGGACTTTGATACGCCACTGTATGTAGTAAAAGGATTCCAAGGGGACAACCTGGATGAGCTGCAGCAAAACCTGAAAACTAAGAAGATTGTTGGAACAGATTCGGAAGGTGATGTGGAAGTCAGAACTGTAGACATTCCATATCAGGCCCGTAAGACAAAAGCCGATGAGGATGAAAAGAACATATACCGGTTCGGTATGGGATTCAATTCATCACAGGTCGGAGATGGGAATATCACAAATATTGTGATCAAAAGCAGATATGCATTACTGGATCTGAAAGCGAATAAGCTTGAAAGAAGATTAAAAAAAATGTTGAAACAGCTGCTGAAGGTTGTTCTGGATGAAATCAATCAGCAGAACGGGACAGGCTATCAGATTTCAGATGTCAAGTTCGAATTCACACGATCAATCATGATGAACGAATCGGAGAATATAGCGAACGAAAAGACAGAAGCAGATATCCAACAGGTAAGAATCAATACAATCTTGAATATGGCTACACAGATCGGCGATGAACAGACGCTGAAAGCGTTATGTGACGTTATGGACTGGGATTTCGATGAGTTGAAAGAACAACTGAAGAATGCAGATAGTCATACAGCACAGGATGCAAGAACGGCATTAGGTGTTATTTTGCCGGATGATCCTGATAATCCAGATGATGAGCCGGTTGAGGAATAGGTGATAGGCTATGAAGTATCGTGAGAAGATTGTTCAGATAGAGTTTCTTGATGATGAGGAACGTGTGATCAGACGGCTACAGGCTGTATATAATCAATCTCTTAAATATATAACACAGAAGGCTAATGCTCTTCAGGAAGAAATCTATAAGATACAGGATAAATATAATTCTATTGAGGATGAACAGGAACGGGAAACGCTAAAGAGCATGGAACGTTCTAAGGTGTACCAGAAGCAGTATCAGGATGCACTTAAGGCGCAAGTGAACAGTATCCTGGATAAGATGCACCGAAAGGAATTTAAGACGGTTAATAAGTACTTGAATGACTGCTATGACAAGGCATTTACCGGGAATATGTATGTATTACACGGCGAAGGGATTCCTTTGATCGTTCCGATAGATCAGGAAAAAGTTGTCCGGGCGGTACAGGTTAATAGTAAGATCAGTAAGGGATTGTACTCACGATTAGGTGAGGATGTAGATCTTCTGAAACGGAAGATTACAGCGCAGATCAGCCGGGGTGTGGCTACAGGTATGAGCTATTCGCAGATGGCGCAGCAGTTGGCTGGATATACCAAGACTGGTTACAACAATGCTGTCAGGATCACAAGAACGGAAGGACATAGAATACAGCAAGAATCCACGATGGATGCCTGTTATGCTGCAAGAGAGCGTGGAGCTGATGTTGTGAAGCAGTGGGATGCCACAATGGATGCCAATACCAGAGAATCACATCAGATGGTTGATGGTGAAGTCAGGGCGCTGGACGAGAAATTCAGCAATGGATTGATGTATCCGGGAGATCCATCAGGAAGTGCAGCGGAAGTAATCAACTGCAGATGTGTACTTTTGCAGCGTGCAAAATGGGCATTGGATCAGAAAGAACTTGATCGGTTAAAAGAAAGAGCTTCTTTTTACGGATTGGATAAAAGAAAGAGTTTTGATGAATTCAATAAAAAATATATAGGAACTGTGGAAAATTCTAAAGGCAACAAAATAAAGATGGATTTGCAATTTTTTGCGAAAATCCCAGATGAGAAATTAACGGAATATGCATTAAATTTTGAACATCCTACAGGTAAAGAAAAAGCAAAAGCTTTTAAAGAAGCACTTGGATATACAAAAGAAAGTTATACAGACTTAAAAACGAAAATACTTGATTCTTTTGATGAAAAAGAGTTAGTATATAAGAGAGAAGACAAATACGGAAAGCGCTATGAGCAAATTATGCAGATAACAGGACCGAATGGAAAAACAGCAAATGTATTAACAGCATGGATTAAAGATAACGACAACGCTGAACCAAGGCTAACATCGATTTATGTAGACAAGAGGTGAGAACTATGAAACAATATGATGTAGTTAAATTAAAGGATGGGCGAATAGGGACCATAGTTGAACTTTTTGAAGATGCTTGCGAAGTTGACATTGGTGATTCTCCTACTAACTGGGAAACAATTACTGTTGATAAGAAAGATATTGAAAAAGTATTATAGATACCACTGATCAGAAATGGTTAGTGGTATTTTTGTACCCATTTTTAAGAAAGAGGTGAGAATATGGCAACATCGAGCATTAATATCATGATTGTTTGTGTCGCATTAATTATTCTATGCAAATTTTGCTGATAAGGCGGTGATCCAATTATCTCCCAACTATGGGTGAAATAGTGGGTGGCGGGTGGCAAGGACAAGGATATATTGATTTAAGGCATCGAAGGATGTCTTTTTTTAATGCCATTTCATCCACAGGGATGTAAAACACTATTCCGCAGATCATGGACGAGACATGTAAAAAGCGTAAGAAAGGGGAAATACAAAATGACATTAGAAGAATTATTAAAAGCACAGGGTTTATCGGATGAACAGATTAAGGCGATTACAGCAAGTATGAAAGAGAATAAGATTTATACTGCCAGTGAGGAGAATTTGGATATCCGATACGGAAAACTGAAGACGGACTATGACACCCTGAACACACAGCATGGAGAATCAACGAAGCTGATTGAACAGTTGAAGAAAGATGCAAAAAACGATGAAGCACTCCAGGGGAAGATTACAGCATACGAAACACAGGTGGCAAATTTACAGAAAGAACTTGATGAGACAAGACTTGAATCTGCTATCAAGGTTGCTCTCATGAATGCAAAGACGGATGATGTCGGTTACATGGCATTTAAACTTAAAGAAGGCGGTGCGCTGGAGCTTGATGAAGATGGAAACATTAAGGGGATTGATGAGAAGATTTCGAACTTAAAGACTCAGTTCCCAACTCATTTTGATTCGGAAAATAATCCGGGACCAAGAGAGATTGATCCGAAACCGCTTCCAGAGGGTGATCACAATAATGATGTACAGCCAAAGAATCTGGCTGATGCACTTCGTATGCAGTATGAAGATAACGAAAAATAGAAAGGTTAAAATGGTGAAAGTTAATGGCACTTACGTTACAGGATATGAGAGAAGGTGCATCTGACAAGGTTGCCGAGCAGGTAGTAGATACCTTCTTAAGAGAGTCAGAAATTTTACAGATGATTACATTTGACGACACGGTAAGCCCGCAGGGCGGATCTACACTTACATACAGTTATTTGCAGAAGCAGATTCCGTCAACAGCAGCATTCAGAAAGCTGAACGAAGAATATACAGACAGTGAAGCAAAGCTTGTAAAGAAATCTGCTGATCTGAAAATCTTTGGTGGAAAGTTCAGAATGGACCGTGTTCTGAAAAAGGCAGAAAACAAATTCAATAATATGGCATTCCAGATGGAAGAAAAGATTGCTGCGGCAGTTTCACTGTTCCATTACACGCTGATTAATGGAGATTCCACAACACAGGAAGATTCGTTTGACGGACTTGACAAAATGCTTGTTGGCACTACGTCTGAGTTTAACAGCAAAGAGATTATTGATGTATCAAACATCGAAAAGATGAAAACAAGCGCGGATCAGCTGTATGAAGCATTACAGGTTCTTATTCGTGAAACAGGTGCTGATGCACTGCTTATGAATACCAGTATGATTTCTAAAGTACAGACTATGGCTCGCATTCTTGGATACAAAACTGAAACAGAGGAAGCATTTGGTAAAAAAGTGACTTCTATGGATGGTGTTAGATTTATGGACCTTAAAAACCATTATACTGTGTCAGGAAGTACAGTTACTGCAAATGCATGTGTGAAAGATAATATTTCAAGAACGGTAAATGGCGGTTCAGCTACTACCGGTCTTACAGATATCTATGCTGTTAAGTTTGATGTTAACAACGGATTCCACGGAGCTACACTTACTGGAAATTCTATTATTGATCAGTATTTACCAGATTTCAACCAGCCGGGTGCTGTAAAAGATGGTGAGGTAGAAATGGTAGCAGCTACAGTTCTGAAGAACACAAAGCACGCAGGTGTTCTTAGAAATATCAAGATTGCGTAACGGAAAGGAGAAAATAAGTATGCCGAAAAAGAAAGAAGAACCAAAGACATATAAGGTTACGGTAGATAAAAAACCGGGATACTGTGGAGAAGGTGCCGGCGGAGCGCAGTTTGCACATGGAGAAGCACTGATCACAAGTGGCCGGGTTGCAGCATGGTTCAGAGAACACGAAGGATATACTGTCACTGAACTTAAAGATGTTACGAATGAGACATCTGAGACACCGGGAGAGTAACAGAAAGGCGGTGCAGTTATGATCCTGTCGGTAGAAAGGGCAAAATGGTTAATCGACTTTAAGGACTGGCCAATAGAGCGGATTGAACAGAAGCTAAAAGCAATCGAGCAAACCATCCGCTCTTATACGAACAACAACTTCCAGAATAGAAAGATTCGATCAGCAGGTGTTGTATCATCGTCGAAACTAAATGTAATAAATAAACTTTATGGATTGTCGATTGGAGATACAGTGCAAATAACGGAAAGTATGTTCAATGACGGATTATATACAGTAAAAGGAATAGAAGAGAACACGATTGTACTGGATAAAGAGTTAATCGATGAAGGTCATATACTGATCACAAAAGTAGAGTATCCAGATGATGTGATTGAGTGCTGTATTAATCTTTGCGAATGGGAAGTAAAGAACCGTGGAAAAGTCGGAATAAAGGCAGAAACATTGTCTCGCCATTCGGTTACATACTTTGATCAGGACGCATCCAATCAGATGAATGGCTACCCAGTAAGTCTGTTAGGCTGTCTGAAACCGTATAGAAAGGCAAGGTGTTGATTGTGTCTGATATTGGTGGAAACACAACAGCAATCTTACAGGTGCAGAGTGAAAATAGTGTTGATGAGATTGGCAATCCGGTAATTATCTGGGAAGAAGTAGGCTCCTATCCGGGATGGCTTGATTTAGTATCTGGAAACTCACCCGTCCAGAACTATAATGCCAAGATATCAGAGTCCAGTCATTACTATATTACTGATTATTATCGGGCGCTTGCCAATCAGGATCCTGAGGTGTGTAGAATGCTGATAGATGGAAAAATCTATGATGTACAGTGGATTGATGATCCGATGGGAATGCATGAACATCTGGAAATCTATCTGAAAGCTGTAGGAGGTGTTGGGAGTGGCACAGATTGAGTTTGAAGACAATACAGAACAGATCATTGAAGAAATGCGAATGAAAGCTATTGCATGGCTGGAAGAAGCTGGTGGAGAGATTAAGTCGCAGGCTGCTTCAAATTCCAGACGTGCAAGCGGAGAGACTGCGGGAAGCTTCCGGCATGAAGTAGATACTGAAAACATGGTATGTGCTATCGGCTCAGATCTTGAAAACGCATTATGGGAAGAATTTGGAACCGGAGAATATGCATTGAATGGGGATGGACGTGCCGGTGCTTGGTACGTGCCGGTTAAATCGTATACTGGAAAAAGGAAACCGACCTATAACGGAAAAGTAGTAATCGTGCACGGGAAAAACGGTGTGGATTTCTACAAGACCAATGGTAAGCGTGGAACAAGAGCATTGTTTAATGCGTTCAATTCGCTAAAAGGACCAGTACAGAATAAGGTACAAATGAATTTTAAGGATTTAGGTGATTAGTATGACGCAAGAGATATTAAGACACATGAATCTTAAATTAAAAGAATTGCTTCCATATCAGTTCTATGAATGGAGGACAAAAGCAGAATATCCCTACTGGATAGGGGAATATTCGGAAACTCCAGATACATCTGAGGATGGATCGGGCGAAGATGTAATGATGGTAACAGGAACAACAAAAGGCAGCGTGATGGACCTTGAGAATGGAAAGGAAGTGCTTCAAAAGGCATTTCCTACACTTTCAGGTTATCACGCTGTTCTTGATTCTGGAACACATATTATTGCGTATTACGACACTTCAACAATGATCCCGACAGATGGAAACGATATAAATAGGATACAGGTTAATTTAAAGATCAAAAGTTGGAAGGTGAACGAATAATGGCAAATGAATGGACAAATTGGAAAGAACATGGAATCACCAAAGATACACCAGATTCTATTCTGTTTGGTGCTGGAACAATCCATCAGGGATTAACGTTTTCTGGTGACAAATGGAATTTTGCAGAATCAATCATAGGGGCAACTAATGGTGGATCGAAAGTGTCTATGAAACCTGAAGTACAGGATATTGAAGTAGATGGAAAAATGATCAAAGCAAAGGGACTGATGATGAAGGTTGGGGAAACGGCAACAATGGAAATCAACTTTGCGGAGATCAGCCCGGAAATTATCAAGAAGGGCTTGATCGCCCAGGAAGGAAATTCGAAAGCAACCGGATATAAAGTTATTGAAAGTAAACCGGATATCGAAGCAGGTGACTATTTTGAAAACTTTGCGTTTGTTGGACGAACCGTATCAAAAAAACCAATTATTGTTATTTTTGATGATGCCCTGTGTACATCTGGTTTTGAACTGGATGCAAAAAATAAATCTCAGTCTTCACCAACAGTGACGGTTGAATGCGTGGGTGATGTTAACAAAGATGAAGCGTTAAAGGTACTTCCGTACCACATCTATTACCCAGATCCGGCAGCTAGTCAGTCGGAAGATGTATCTGGCAAAGCTGTTGTTGATGGACCAGAAGAAAACGAAGAATAACAGAAGGTAAAAAGTAACGAAAGGAAGGATTGTAATGGTAGAAAGAAATTATGAATTAAGAAAATTATGTGCTGATGATATTTTCCCGATGGTCAATATTATTTCAAAAATCGGTATTGAAAATATGGCAGACTGCTTCGATGCAAAAGAAATGGCAGACATCATGAACAGTGTAGATTCAACTTTAGATGAAGCAGATGGAAAAGAAAGCTCAGATAATACGATGGCTGATGTACTTACAAAGCAGATTGGTATCAAAGTAATTATGAAACTGGTTGGGCTGCTCTTGAAGAATTTTGGAAAAATTAAGAGAGAACTGTATCAGTTTCTTGCCGGTCTGTCTGGAATGACTGAAAAAGAGATCGCTGCTCTGCCACTGGGAACATTTACACAGATGATTGTAGATGTTTTCAAAAAAGAAGAGTTCTCCGATTTTTTTCAGGTTGTATCAGGATTGCTCAAATAGGGCAGTTTCAATTTCTGGATCAGCTGTTTAAGCGCTATCATGATCCGCTGCGATTGGTAAGTTGGTATATTCAATCATGCAGTTTCTTACAATTTGTAGGAGATTTTTCAGAGGCATACAACAAAGAACTGCGTTGGGAAGTGTACCTGCATAAAGTATGGGACAAGACTTTTGAAGAGTATGAAGAAGGCGTAAACGAAGAAGTTCAGCGGATTGAAACATCTCACATGAGTGAAACTGAACAGGAAAATGTTATTGCTGATAGTATGTCCATATTACAATCTTTCCAGCCTTCAGAATAGGAGGTATAGATGGATTTATTTAAGCTTGTCGGTACGATTGCGATTGATACTGCAAATGCAGAAAAATCGTTAAATGATGTACATAAACAAGTCGCTGATACCGAAAAGGCAGTGTCGGAAGGCTGCGATAAAGTGAAACAGTCTTCCGAAAAAGCTGGAAATAGTGCCACGAAAGCTGGAAAGACAGCGGAAGAAGCTGGAAAAAAAGCAAAAAAAGCCGGTGAAGATGCCGGAAAAGGTGGCCAAGAATCCGAAAAGAGTGGCAATAAATGGGCTGAATTCGGTAAGAAGATAGAAAAGGCCGGAACAAAGGTCACGGGAATCGGGAAGAAAATAGAAAAAGCCGGTGATGCAGTAGGTAAAGTCGGAAAGAAATTCGCTCCGCTGTCCGCCGCTGCAGCCGGAACATTGACTGCGGTAACAAAGGGCGCATCTGATTTTCAGAATGGTATGGCAAAGATGTCAACCTTATTTGATACGTCACAGGTATCCGTTCAGAAATTATCCAAAGAATTCCTGAATCTATCGAATGAAACAGGAAAAAGCGCAGTAGAACTTACGGAAGCCGGCTATCAGGCGTTGTCAGCATCTGTACCAGTTGAAAAGCTGGGAGGTTTTATCCGTACATCTGCTAACATGGCAAAAGTCGGATTTACGGATACTGCAACATCTGTGGATCTGTTGTCTACAGCTGTAAATGCTTATGGTTTAGAAGCTGATCAGGCGGACAGCATAGCAAACAAGCTCGTAAATACACAGAATCTTGGTAAAACATCTGTAAATGAATTGGCGTCCAGTATGGGTAAAGTTATCCCGACGGCTGCCGGTATGAATGTTAATCTGGATCAGCTGTGCACGATGTATACCCTTATGACTAAACAGGGTATTGCCACGGCGGAATCTACTACATACATGAACAGTATGTTGAATGAACTTGGTGATTCTGGTACGGATGTAGGAAAGGTCCTGAAAGAAAAGACCGGAAAATCATTCCAGGATCTGATGAAGGACGGAAAGACAACTGGCGATGCACTGAAAATCTTAAAAGACTACTCAAAAGAGACAGGAACAGCATTCAATGAATTATGGAGCAGTCAGGAAGCCGGAAAGGCTGCTATGGCACTCTTAAATGATTTGGCCGGTGATTTCAATGAAACAATGGGATCAATGGCTAATGTAGCTGATCTGGTTGGACAAGGTCTTGAAAAGATGAATACGCCGTCAGCAAAAATGGCGAAGGCTCTCAATCGAATTAAAAATAGTGGTATTGAATTGGGTTCCGTATTGCTTACTACTGTAGCACCTTATGTTGAGCAGTTCACTAAAAAAGTAGAAGAACTTACAGAAAAATTTAATAAGATGCCGGATAGTCAGAAAAAAATGGTTCTGGTTATGCTTGCAGTTGTTGCTTCGATTAGTCCCGTTCTTGCTATAATGGGGAAATTAATCAAGGTGTTTGCAGATGGACCTATAGCCGTAGGAAACCTAATGAAAGGATTCGGCAAGCTTCAGACAGCAATCGCAGGCATAAACGCCCCTGTGGTGGCGATCGTTGCCGTGATAGCGGTTCTGGTTGCTGCATTTACACATTTGTGGAATACGAATGAAAACTTCAGGAATAACATGATTGCAATCTGGGATCAGATACGAGACAAGATTTCATCATTCGTTGACAATGTAAAAGAAAGATTTGCAGGTCTGAATATTTCTTTTGCAGATATAGTAAGTGCCCTGAAAGCTATATGGGATGGGTTCTGTGAAATCTTAGCACCGGTATTTGAAGGTGCTTTTGCTGCATTGGCTGATACTATTACAACAGTATGTGATGTTCTGATAGGTATATTAGATACATTCATAGGGCTATTTACTGGAAACTGGGAACAGTGCTGGACTGGAATACAGGAAGTATTCGGTGGAATATGGGAAGGCATAAAGGCGGTACTTACAGATGTATTAGAATCATTAAAGGGAGTGCTAGATACATTTCTCGGATGGTTCGGAACAGATTTTAATACTGCTTGGGCGGATATTACAGCGACAGTTGAATCGGTATGGAACGGCATAACTGATTTCTTTACTTCTGTTTGGGAAGGCATAAAGAATGTATTTGAAACCGTAGTGAACGGGATTAGCGACTTCCTGGCGAGTGCCTGGGAAAGCATCACATCGACAATCCAGAATGTCTGGGATGGAATTGTAAATACGGTTTCGGCGGTATGGGAAACAATAAAGAATGTGGTGCAAGTTGGCATCATGTTTGTTGGTGAAATCATTTCAGCTGCAATCCAAATCATTACTATCCCGTGGATGTTCATATGGGAGAACTGCAAAGAGTATATTACGGCAGCATGGGAATTCATAAAAAATGCTGTTTCAACAGCACTTGAATCAATTTCCAATACTATAAGCGATATATGGAATGCAATCGTTGGATTTATCTCACCGATTTTAGAGACCTTAAAAAATGTATTTGTTACAATATGGCAGGCCATAGAGACAGAAGTAGCAAATTCAATTAATAGAATGGTTTCGATTATTACAACGGTATGGTCTGCCGTCAGCGGAACAATCAGTGCGATATTATCAGTAATTGCAAGCATATTTTCTACGGTATGGAACGGAATAACATCTGTTGTATCGAGTGTATTAAGTACGATCCAGAGTGTTGTATCAAGTGTATTAAGTGCAATGCGAGGTGTTGTATCTTCAGTTTTAAATGCGATTTTAAGTACTGTTAAAAGCATAATGAATTCTATAAAAAGCACAATGACGAGTGTATGGAATGGGATAAAGAGCGTTGTATCAAGTGCGATTAACGGAATCAAGTCTGTTATATCATCCGGGCTTCATGTTGCAGGTTCGGTTGTATCTAGCGTGCTCAGTGGTATCAAGAGCAAGTTTAGTAGTGTATGGAATGGGATAAAGAGCGTTGTGAGCAGTGCAATCAATCACATCAAGAGCGCCATGAACTTTAGCTGGTCACTCCCAAAGCTAAAATTGCCACATCCGAAAATCGAAGGGAAATTTAGTCTTGATCCACCATCTGTGCCGCATTTCTCTATTGACTGGTATGCTAAGGCTATGGATGCCGGAATGATTATGAATAGGCCTACAGTATTTGGCTATGATGCGGTATCAAATAAGCTTATGGCTGGCGGAGAAGCTGGAAGCGAGACAGTAGTTGGAACGCAGAGTCTGATGAACATGATACAGGATGCTGTAAATAACAGCGGAAACAGGGATGATGGAGCAATTCAGGCATTACTGGAAGCCATCTATAATTGGATGCGTAACGGCGGACTGTACAAACTTATGATCGACGTTCTGACAAATGGAGTAGAACTTGAATTTGATAACAGAGAAATTGCAAGGTTGGTGAAAAAATATGCTTGATACAGCAAAGTATGTGAATCACCTGAATCAGAGTATTGACTTTGGTTCAGGTGGCATTTATATCACAGATTCTGAGCTTAGAAATTATGAATGGGAATATGATACGGATTATGATGAGATAACCAACTTCCGTAAGGGCGTTAAAGAGAAGAAGATGAAAATAATCATATCAGCAGCTACAGAAGAAGAAGGGATCGCAAAAAGAAATGCAGTCTTCCGGATTTTCGAAGCGGATATCCTTGCAAACCAGGCAGGAAGGTTGTATCAGGATGGATACTATCTGAATTGCTATATTACAGCATCAAAAAAAGCTAACTGGTATATTGCAAAGCGATATATTGAAATCGAAGTCACTATTGCAACTGATCAGCCGGACTGGGTACAGGAAAAAGAATTTAATTTTCTTAAAACAGAAGGTAAAACTGTTGAGATGGATGATTTAAAAAAGTATCCCTATAAATATGGGTATTATTATCTGAATCAGGTGTCATCCTCTGCAATCAATAATGTAAGTATTACGGAATCTGATTTTGTGCTGCGAATATACGGTCCCGTGTCAAAACCACTTGTGAAGATTGGCGATAATACCTATCAAGTGAATGTTTCCTTGAATGCTGGTGAACGACTAGAAATTGATTCCAGAAAAAGGACAGTAAGCCTGATACACACTGACGGGTATACGGAAAATGTTCTTTGGTCTGCCGCAAAAGAATATTATATCTTTGAGAAAATTGTATCCGGCACACAGATTATTGCGTGGGATGGTAGTTTCTCGTTCGACTTAATTTTGATTGATAAAAGGAGTGAACCGTTGTGGAAGTAATGTATACAGACATAAACAGGCTTCCACAAGGGAGCCTTGAAAAGTATTCGATTGATCTGGAACTTGGCGGTGACAATGACTTCGAGCTCCAGATGAACGTGAGAAATCACTGCATGAGTGCCGGATGTATCTGGTATGTTGAAAATGAAGAATACGGTGGTATTGTAGATGATGTAAAAGTTGATACTGATAAATCTAAGGTATATTATTCTGGGCGATCTTGGCGTGGTATTATGGAAAAGAAGGTAATCGGACCAGACACCGGAAAAGATTATCTGACGGTATCTGGGGATGCAAATGACATTCTTGCGTTGCTGATAAAACGCTGTGATCTGGTAGATCTGTTTGTGGTTCCGGACTCTTCCGGGATACAGATAAGTAGCTATCAGTTTCCGAGATACATTGATTTTTATTCCGGTATTGTGAAGATGCTGTCCTCTGCCGGGGCAAAACTGAAAATCACCTATGATGATAAGGAATCTTGTGTGAATATATCAGCTATCCCAATCAGCGATTTGTCAGAGAAATATGAGTATTCTGATGATTACGGAATGAAAATCATAATCGAAAAGAAAAAAGGCGGGACAAACCACCTGATCTGTCTCGGAGCTGGCGAGTTGGCAGCCAGAACGGTGATTGATCTGTATGTAGGTAAGAATGGTGAGATAACAGAAAAGCAGGCATATTTCGGGGAATATGAAATAGCTGAAATATATGATTATGGAAACTCCGGATCCAGTTCTGAGTTGAAAGAGAAAGGAATCGAAAAACTTAAGGAATTAAAAAGTTCAGATTCTGTATCGGCATCTTTTCAGAAACTTGATGTAGATATCGGTGATATTGTTGGCGGCAGGAACCGGGCGACTGGGATAGTATTGAAGGAACCGATAACAAAAGAAATTGTAAAAATAAAAAATGGTATTGAAACGATAACATATAAGGTTGGTGAAGAATAATGGCAAATTATCTTGATACTGGAGATACGGGACGCGCAGTCAGTGCAGAATCTGACGGGGCGTTATTTGCTGGTATTTTCGGAAATGCAAAATATGTATTGGAAAATGGCAGCCAATTCAAAGCAGAAGTACAGTCGAACAATATTGTGAAAATCAGTGATGGTGATGCGGTTATGTACGGACGGCATGTAAGAATTCCGGCAAATGACAGTGCACTGGTGACAATTAACAACGGACATTCCGGCACGAACAGAATTGATCTGATCGTGTTCCGTTACACAAAAGACAGCACCGGAAAAGAAACGGTTGATCTGGCAGTGATTCAGGGAGAAGATTCTACCGGGACAGCTGCAGCACCTGCAACAATTGACGGAGATATATTAACAGGAGCGATGCAAGCGGATTTTCCATTATACAGAGTTGAACTTAAGGGACTTAATATAGTTAGTGTAACAGCAATGTTTGACGTGATTGGGAACATTTCGCAGATCACAAAGAAAAATAAGGAATTGGCTGCTAAATTACCGCTCTATGGAACCACACCAATAATCGAAACCGGGGCAAATTCTTACAAAGATACTTCTGTGAAATTTGGAAAAACTTTCTCGAAAGCACCGTTCGTACTATTAACGTTATCTGGTGGCTCACAAAACACCAAAACTTTTGCAGTGCAGGTTAAAGATGTATCTACGACTGGAATGACAATACGAACTGTTAATGGGTATAGTTCAAGCGTATCAATGTTTATTAATTGGTGTGCATTTCCAAAGGGGGCATAAATGAGAACATTACAGTTTAAGGTGACCGGCCAGAACCTCAGCAAAGACGGAGATTTCTCTGGTATTGTGGCCGGAACAAAAGGGTATCTGTATACGGAATATAACTTCGATTCGGAATGGGACGGTTGCAGGAAGGCAGCCGTCTTTTCAAGATACGACAAAGAATATCCTGTACCGATTGTGAACGGCAAATGTGTCGTACCAGATGAAATTACGGGATATAACCGTTGGAAAGTATATCTGGTAGGAGAAAAAGCAGGATATCGTATCACAACGAATGAAGTGGAGGTGTATCAATCATGACCGTAGAAGAAGCATTAGCAGCATCGGTGGTCGAACCGGTCAACGACATTTTTGAAATCGACCCGGAAACCCGTGTGATTACAGTCCCGGCATCCGAAAAGCTGTTCGGTGTAGCAAATGACGGGAACTCCGAAAGGAAGCATTTTCGATGTCCAAAAATCGTAGGGGACAACATTGATCTGTCTACCATGCACCTGTACATAAATTACCAGAATGCCAACGGGCAGAAGTATCCTTATCTGGTAGAGGACGTACAGACGGACGGTGACTATATCACATTTTCATGGCTAATCGGCCCAGATGTGGTTGCATATAAGGGACAGATTAAGTTCATTGTATGCGCCAAAAAGGGAGATGGAACAATTCCGGAATGGAATACCACCCTTGCAGAAGGTACCGTACTGGAAGGTCTGGAAGCCACAGACGAGGTGGTGGAACGAAATCCGGATATCATTACGCAGTTGTTGAATCGTATGCGCGAGGTTGAAAAGATTGCAACAAAGGAAGCAATGCAGGAGTATGTAAACACATATCTTACAGAGCATCCAGTTGAGATTGATGAGACACTCACCAATCCGTATAAAGGCAAGACAATTGTAGTATTTGGCGACAGTATATTAGCTGGCTGGGGATGGAAAGAGGGAACAGGAATCATCCAGCCATTAAAAGAAAAGTATACGGATGCTGTGTGGATTAATAAGGCAGAGTCTGGTGCGAATATGGCAGTAACATCCAGTCCGGCACATACACCGATTGTTAATCAGATTACATTGTACACGGGCGCAGCAAATGCAATTATCCTCGACGGTGGAGTTAATGACAAGAATAATGGTATCTCGATCGGTTCAATTGCAACTGCTTACGATGCGACATATGATATCAGTACATTCTGCGGTGCATTGGAAAGCGCACTACAATATATTATGGATAGGTATCCGCTGGCTGTTAAGCTATATCTTATTCCACATAGTTTTGGTAAGGATAATTCGTATCTGGATTCCATCTACGAAAAGGCGATTGAAATCTGCAAGAAGTGGAATATGCCATGCTTAGACATGCGTACATACTCACAGATCGCCATGACATCTGCAAACAAGGAAGCGTATACTTATAATCCGAACTCCAAAAAAGGCGATGGTGTACACCCAAATGAGACATGGTATCGTACATTCTATTGCCCGGTAATCGACCAGGCATTACAGAATCAGGGTATCGGCTCTATTACAGCTTCCGAAGCACCAGAGGTCGTTGCGGTCACAGGTGTTAAGCTCGACCAGACGACATTAGCACTGGATGCCGGGGATTCTGCACAGCTTACGGCTACGGTACAGCCAACCAACGCAACCAATAAATCGGTTACATGGAGTGCCAACAATAGCAACGTATCTGTATCTGGTGGCAAGGTAACAGCTAAGACAGCCGGAGCGTCTGTTATTACCGTAACTACTGCAGACGGTGGATACACGGCACAGTGCAATGTAACAGTTAACGAGAGCACAGCGACAGATCACACAGAGCTTACAAGTCTGAGCTTGGATGGTAATTGCTATTTTGATACAGAGATCTTACCAGATCAGGACACTAACACAAAAGCGAAATGGAATTTGCAGAGTGGAACTACTTATATTGCCGGAGCGCGTGACGATAATTATAAAATCGGCTACAGCTGTACAGATAATATCTACGTAGTCCGTGGTACAGTATCCAGCGCCGCTAAAAATGCACCATTCTGGGCGAATGATTGGATTATCGAGCAAACAAATGCAAGTTGCAAGGTTGGAGACACAATCGTAGCTACCGATGCGATAGATTCGTTCAAGCTTAGCAGTCCGTATTATCTTGGAAATATGAGTAAGAACAGCACACCAGCCGGAACAGGTGTAGTGGGCAAGATCTACTATGCACAGATCTATTCCGGGGATACCTTGGTAGCTGACATGATTCCGGTTAAAAAGTCTGACGGTACATTATGCTTGTACGATAAGGTGCGCAAGAAATACATCTATAATGCCGGAACAGGAACATTAAAGGAGGGATAATGCAAGGAAAGCACATGGAAATCAGAGCAAGACCTTAACCAGGTCTTATTTTATTACGCATTTTTGGAAGAAAGGAAAGCACATGGCAACAATTATCTCAGCCTGTATATCCGCAGGAGTTACTCTTGTGGTGTGTTTGATTCAGCAAGAGAAGACAAGATCTCTTATGGAGTATAAGCTGGACGAACTCACAAAAAGAGTTGATAAGCATAATAATACAATAGAACGTACTTACCACCTGGAAGAACAGATGGCATTACAGGAAGAAAAAATGAAGGTAGCAAATCATAGAATTTCAGATTTAGAAGAGAGGGTGAATTAAATGAAAGATTGGAAAAATTGGGCGAAATGTGCCGGGATCAGGGCAATTAAAACTGTAGCGCAGACTGCAGTAGCAACGATCGGTACAGCAACGGCACTCGGACAGGTGGATGCGAAACTTGTGATTTCAGCATCAGTACTGGCCGGAATCCTGTCCTTACTGACAAGTGTGGCTGGATTACCGGAATGTAACACAGAGGACGAGTAATCGTCCTCTTATTATTTATGTGCGACGTCGCACAGAAAGGAGCAATTATGGCACATTTATTTATTATAGCCGGTCACGGAGCCGGTGACAGTGGAGCAGTGGGATACGGCTATACAGAGGCAGAGAGAGTTCGGGCACTTGCAAGACGAATCGTAGCATACGGAGGAAGTAATGTTACTCTTGGAGATACAAGCCGGAACTGGTATGTTGATAAAGGTATCAGCTCACTCAAAATCTCAAAGGATTGGCAGATCCTGGAACTTCATATGGACAGCAATGTATCGACAGCCAAAGGTGGTCATGTAATTATTAAAGAAGGATATAATCCGGATCAGTATGACACGGCGCTTGCTAACTTCATTGTTTCCTTCTTCCCTGGAAGAGCAAATAAGATTGTAGGCAGAGCGCATCTTGCAAATGTCAATCTCGCAGCTGCAAAAGGTTACAGCTACCGGTTGCTGGAAAATGGATTCATTACAAACCAGGGGGATCTCAACAAGTTCAACAGCCAGATTGACGATCTCGCAAGAGGGATCCTCAAAGCATTCGGAATCTCGTCTGCAGCACCAGTAGCATCAGTTAAGAAGAAAGCAGAACCAATCGACGGAGAGATCAAGGCTGGTGGAGTATTCCAGAGTAAGACCGATAAGTTTGGTACAATCTCATATCAGGCTCACATGAGAGGATTTGGATGGGGTAACTGGCAGTCCGATGGCTTAATGGTTGGTTCTACCGGTCAGAATCGTAGAATTGAAGCGCTTCATATTAAGCCGGTCGGAGAAACAAATGTTGTTGTCCATATGAAAGAAATCGGAAACAAAGAATACAAGAACATCACCAAGGACACACTGATCGGAACTACTGGACAGAACAGAAGACTGGAAGCGATCCGGATCACCGGAAAGGAATCTTTCTACCTGTACAGAGTCCACCAGAAGAGTATTGGCTGGTCAGAATGGGCCAACAACGGAGAGTGGGCTGGTACGATCGGAAAAGGTCTGCAGATGGAAGCACTGCAGATCAAAAAATCCATGTTCTCCGTCGAACCGCACGTACAGAGCAAAGGATGGTTGTCACCAAAAGCCGCAGAGAAGGTGATCGGTATCACCGGCCATGCATTACGCCTGGAAGCGATCCGGATCAATCCGTATGGAAAGACTATTAAGGCAAAGGCTCACATCCAGAGCAAAGGATGGGTGGATTACGGCACGATCACCAAAGATACAATCATCGGTACTGTTGGAGAAAAGAAACGTATCGAATGCTTATGCTTTGAAGGCGACTTCGAATACCGTGTTCATATCCAGAGTTCCGGATGGACAGACTGGACAAGAGCCGATGGAGTAGCTACTCTTGGAACTGTAGGACAGGAACTTAGGATCGAGGCTATTCAATTCAGATAATATGTCTTGTACTAACTAGCTAACTCCGAAACCAGTCACGAGAGAAAGGTCGATTCCTTCGTTGGAAAAATATCCCTTTTCGATTGCCACATACATCGGAGCATAGAAGATGGAGTGTGCTACTTCATTTAATGTAACAGGAGTCAGTTCCTGTTTTTTAGTACTTGTGGATTTTGAAGTTTTTGCTGTTTTGTCTGATGCGGATTCCGATTTGTCAGCAGATGTACATGCAAAAAGTGAAGTGACAGATAGTGTAAGGAGTAAAAGAAGTGCAGTGATACGCTTTTTCAT